TTCTGATCTGGTCTTCGGTCCGAGATTGCTCAACAGGCAGACAATCGCATCCATTGCGGCGATGACAGCGGCACTGGGACGTCGCGTTCTGGCCGCTTTATGCACGGGATCGCCTGCTTGTTGTGCGGCCATCACCGCAACGACCAGGTTTGACATCTGGATCGCCAATGAACATCCGTCGATATTCATCTCGTTGGTTTGCATATTGGCCATCAGAATGGGATATCGTCGTCAAAATCAGTAGTTGCCGGCCGCGCCACCGGCCTTGCACGCTGCGGCGCAGGTGTCGCCACATCCTCACGCTTGCCGCCGCCAAGTAGCGTGATCTCGCTGACGCGCACATCAAGTGACTGTCGCTTACTGCCGTCCTTGTCCTGCCACTCGCGCAGACTGACTTCGCCGGCCACTGCAACCTGTACCCCTTTGATGAGGTACTGCTGCAGGGATTCGCCGCGCTTGCCGAAAATCGTGCACTTAGGCCAGGTTGTGGCGGCCTTGTCTCCGTATCCCGACTTGACGGCGGCGGAGAAAGACACGACTGAAGTGCCATCGGGCAGGTAGCGCGCATCCGCGTCTCGCCCAAGATTACCGGTAAATGTCCAGACGTTCATTTGATTTCCATCCTCGTCCCGCTTTCAAGATGCGCCCCGGCTACGGTTTCGCCGGCCTTTATGGCTTCCGCGATGGCGCGCTTGTCTGGCCTGGGCGGCGGCGGCGTTGGCCACACCATCAGATCTCCACGAATCAGCTTCTCGTCGTCGATCACGACGGCTGCTGGCGTGGCCTTGATGCTGATCACAAAAAACGGGCACGATATCTTTTTGATTCCCGCCTGCAGCATGCTGTTGTGGATGTATTCGCGCAACCAGATCGCCTTCGCATCGGCGGCCTTGGCACGAGTCACCATGTCATCAATCGCCGACCGGACGGCCACTGTGTCCGACTCGATGTTGCGGATCAATTTGGCGATATTGACCGCCTTCTGCTCGATGTCGCCGGACAGCCCTTCAAGGGTGTCGACAATCGTCTGTTCGTCCAGTCCGGATTCGGATAGGCGTTCGGCCGCTTCCTTGTATTCGGCCGCCAGTTGATAGAGTGCGCTCATGCGACTTTCTCCATATTGGCAAGGCGGCGGTCGTATGCGGCCTTGAATTTCGACTGGGCGGACGCGTCACCGACAGAACCTGCGGCCTTCCATGCGGTTCCGAAGACGGTTTTCAGGTCGGCCACGCTGCCTGTTTGCTGCAGATCGTCAAGCCATTCGGTCACTACGTCATCAGGCATGGGCTGCGGCGCAGGGCGTGGCGCGACCTCGTGGACAGTCGCATCGGGGTCGTTGTCGCCTTCGGTCGGGATGCTGAACGCCTGCATGCAGGCATATTTGTAAGCGGCAGACATGGCCTTGTTCGTTGCCTTGTCGCCGCTGTCCATGGCCTCGCCGAAGGTTCGGACAGTGTGGTGCGATCCATCCTCAGCACTGACGAAATCAAACTCCGCCTCGACGACGGCATAGAACAGTGCTTTGCCTGCACTGCTCTGGCGCTCGTCACAATGGCGCGCCAACATGCGCGGCAGGATGCACAGGCCATTGTCCGCAAGCAACGGAGAAAGCGCGTTGTAGACGTCGTCAATCCCACGGAATTTGAAGCTGGCGCCCTGCTGACAGGTCCGGTCCTTGCTGATGCCGGTCTTGCTCAGCGCCGCTTGCACTCGGTTGATGCACTGGTACACATTCATTTTCTTGCTCCTCGAATTGTCCACACTGTTGCCAGTACTGCAGTCCGCCATCGTCCTCGTCATCCATCGTCAACCCCACCATCGCAGCAGAGGCCACCGGCACCATGTCAGATGTGGCAGTGGTCGTTATTGCGGACAAGTTTTTCGGCGTGCATCGTCGCCAGCCGCTCCCAATAGGCCGTGACGCGGGCGTTCAGGATGGCCAGCACGTGATCTGCCTGGGCGTCACGCAGGGCGCGGCCGAGCGCGATCATTTCGTCGTCCGGCAACTCGCAGATCGCCTCGCAGATCGCCTCGCAGAGATTGGCGCGGGAATAGGGCTCGTACTCGGCGCCCTCGACCATCAGGGCGTTGATGATGTCGTCCAGGTCTTCAGCGTCCGGCGTGGTCGGGTCGTGCGGGTGACCAGTAGGGCGACGAACCGGCTCTGGCAGGTAAACGTGATTCATGATGCATCCTCGAATAAATCACCAGTCCTGCGCAGCGCATTATCTAGATTGCGTGCAGCTTGCTGGTAATACGACTCCTTCAATTCAACCCCGACAAATTTGCGGCCAAGCTGCAGTGCCACATGGCCCTCGCTGCCGATGCCGGCGAACGGGGACAGAACAACCTCGCCAGGGTTGGTCCAAAGCTGGACGCCGCGACGGATCACTTCGAGCTGCAGCGGGCAAATGTGGCGCTCGTCGTCATGCTCGCGCGCTGACTGATATTGTAGGGTGTCGGACGGGTTGATATCCATCCATATCGGGCTGGCGACTTCCTGCCAGTGGTTTACGGGATAGATCTTGTTCATCTCAACTGCCGGATTAAGCCCGCCATTGACGCATGCTTTCAGGCACCCTTCTGCGTCCTTGTAATGCGTCACACGGTCCAGTTGGACACCTGGCGCCCGCATCGTGATCAGGTAGTCAGGCAGGCCCTGCCGGCACATTGCAGAGTTCTCTCGCACCGACTTATGGAGCAGGCCAAGCGCCTTTGTGCGCTGCATCTGTGTAACCGGGTCTTTCCAGATCACGACTTCAGCGTGGTAGATAAATCCCTTCGCCTGAAACGCCCGGATCATCTCGCCGCGGAAATCCTTCAGCCCGATGTAGCCGTCACGCTCCTTGCTGGCTGGAAACTGCATGCAGTGGAATGATACGTTCCGGCCAGGCTTCATGACGCGCAGCAACTCGCTGACGAGGAATCCGAAGTGCTCGAAGAATTCTTCGTTGTCTCGGCAGTTGCCCATGTCTCGCGGGCTGTTGCTGTACGTATAAAGGCTGGCGAAAGGTGGGCTAAAGATGCTGTAATCAACCGACTTGGCCGGCAAGCCTGCGATCGTTTCGACGCAATCGCCGTTGATGAGCGTCCATCCGTCGCCGTATTCTTGAGCAATGCAGTTCATGATTTCCTCTCGTGGCAGTGGTTGAATGCGCGCCGCACGCAGTAGCTGCGGGCGATGCTGATTGATGTGTAAATTGCGCCAATAGCGAGATTTTCGGACATGCTTATGGAGAATCCGAACAGTGGCAGAATGGTCGCGTTGGCAACCAGTGATACGCCGTATCCGATCGCCACGTTTGCCACCGACTCGACGGCGCTCTGTGATTTGGTCTGGCTCATGACTGCTCAGCCAGGAACGACGGGATCGCTATTCGCCTGCGGGCGGCGTATTCATTGGTGTCCTTGGTCGAGCCAAGAACAGATTCACGGACAGCCGATAGCGTCTCGGCGGACATCGCCGCGGACATCGCCGCAGCAGCCGCTTGCTTTCGCTTGATGTTGGCGACGACGGCGCCATCCTGGTTGCTGGCGAAGACGTGAATATTGACGGGCCGCCGCTGGCCGAACCGCCATGACCGACGAATCGCCTGATAGAAGCCCTCGTAGCTGTCATTGACTCCGACGAATGCCTGATTGGCGCAGTGCTGCCAGTTCATCCCCCATCCGCAGATCTTCTGCTTGCTGACCAGCACGCGATGATTTCCGGCTGAAAACCCGACCATGCGCGATTCCTTGGTGTCGTTGTCGTCGGAGCCAGCCACTTGCACGGCGTCGGCAACGGCCATTTCAAGCATGTCTCCTTCGTCGTTGAGGTCACACCAGACTATCCACGGATGATCGTCCGCATTGACCAGATCGGCGCACGCTTTGACTCGTGCCGCCATGCTGTCGCGCCTCGCCTGCCGGCGCTCGGTGAGCGTCTGCGCTTCCATGGCAAACAATCCGTGTTCAGGGTTGTGCTCGATCTCGACGGTGTGCTGATGAATGGTAAGCGGCGGCAGGTCGTAGGCGCTGGCGTCGTAGCCAAGATCGGCAGGACTTCGGATCATGGCGCCCCAGCTCGCCACCCATCGCCAGAACACGGCGCGCGCGTGACCTTTCAGTCGCCAAACGCTGGTATCCCCGCCGTCGTGAACAAAGAACTCGGCGAGCATTTCAGCCCGGCTGCGCACGCCGAGAAATTCCGCGTGCGTGCCGAGTTCAGTCCAGTCGTTCGGGCTTGGCGTCGCCGTGCAGCAGAGCTTGTATGGCGTGGATCGGAAGGCCTCCATGAGCATCGCCAGAGTTTTGCTGGTATGCGATTTAACAATCGAACTCTCATCGCATGCGACCCCACCAAAAATCGACATGTTGAACTTGTGCATGCGGTCATAGTTCGTGATGTTGATGCCTTGGCGCACGTCTTGCGGTTCGCGAATATGCGTCACTTCGACGCCCATCAGCACGCCTTCAGCAACGAATTGCTGCGCCACCGCAAGCGGGCATAAAATGATGACCGGCTGCCCGGAGTGCGTGACGACGGTATCCGCCCATGCGATCGCCATCCTCATTTTACCGAGCCCGGTATCAGCGAATATTGCCGCTCGCCCGCGTCTCAGTGCCCATTTGGTCAGGTCTCGCTGGTGCGGGAAAAGAGCATAGTCACGCAATGGCGTATCAATTCCAGATGATGCGACGATGCCGAGTTTCTCGGAGATAAACTTTGAGTAACTCACTCGTATCCCCTAGTGAGCATCAGTCCTGCGCGCACAGAGTGCACGGCGGTGGCGAAGTCTTCCGACTTGATCGCGGCCAACTTGGCCTCATCGCTGGCGTTGCATAGCTGGTCGAGCAGGCGCCAGGCGTCTTTGCAGGTCTGGCGAAGGCGGGTGATCGTGGCGATGTGGTCTCCGGCGGAGAACTCGCCGAATTTGTCGGCTGTCATCGCTGTGCCTGTAAATAGTTGCGAGCTGCGGCCAGGTCGACAGCCGTTTCATAGTCGATGCGTCCAGCGATGCCGAAGCACGCCAGGATGATGATCAGTGCCCAGATGGGTTTCATTCCTTCCCCCTTTCGTTGAGCCCAGCGGCGAAGACGTGCCCGATAAGCACCGGGATCACGATCAGAAGCCAGAGCAACAAAATCCATTCCATTGAGTCCACCGCAAAAGTTTTTAGTCGCCGGAGCCGTAGCCGGAGCCGTCGCCGTAGCCGGAGCCGGAGCCGGAGCCGTCGCCGTCGCCGTAGCCGGAGCCGGAGCCG